CGTCAATCGGGATGGAGATCACCGGAATCGTCGATTGGACGGACGGGACGACCGCGCTCGCGGAAGCCGCCTGATCATGGCTTGGACCCGCGAGCAAATCCTCGCCGTTCGCGATCTCCCGCTCCGCGAAGTGAAGGTCGACGCATGGGACGGGGCCTCCGTATGGCTCCGGACCATGTCGGCCGGCGAGCGCGACCGCTTCTTTCTCCTGTCGCGCAAGTCGCCCGACTCGCTTGAGCCTGATCCGGAGAACTTCCGGGCGCGCCTTCTCGTCCATTGCGTTTGCGACGAGACCGGCGCGCGGCTCTTCGGCGACGACGAGATCGCGCTTCTCGGCGAGAAATGCCCGGCGGCGATCAATCAGCTTTACGCCGAAGCGCAAGCGCTCAATGCCTTCAACAAGGCAGAGCCGGAGCAAGTCGAGGATGCAAGAAAAAACTCCTGAAGCGTCCCGGCCGGCGGTTCTATTTCCGGCTGGCGGCGCTTCTCGGTTGCACGGTCCGCGAACTGACGAACCGGCTCGACGCCGCCGAGCTAGTCGAATGGATCGCCTACGATCAATTGGAGCCGTTCGGCGAGGGGCGGCTCGTCCTGCAACAAGCCATGATGATGCGCCAGCAAGCCGGCCGCGACGCGAACGTCGAGACGACCGATCTCGTCCCCTACTTCCGCCCGCCGCCGCCGCCGCCGGCCGTCGAATTGAGCGAGAGCGAGCGCCGCGCGCTCTCGGATCGCATGACGCTTTTCTTCAAGCGTAAGGCGGGAGTCGCATAATGGCCGATACCAAGGCGGGCGGTATCACTATCGACGTCAAGGCGGACTTCGCGCAATTCACCAGCGGAATCGAGAAGGTCAATCAATCGATCAAGACCTTCGGCGATCAGGCGAAGACGCATTTCGACGCCTTCGCGGAAGTTACCAAGACCGCAGAGACGGCGCTCGCCGGCTTCGGGGCGGCGATCAGCGTCGACCGCTTCGCGAGCTTCGTCAAAGGCGTCGCCGACGCCGCCGTTCAAATCGGCAATATGTCGACCGAACTCGGCATTACGACGACGCAATATCAAGAGCTAATGGCGGCGGCGGCGGGCGCGAACGTCAATCAAGAGACGTTGCGCGGCGGCTTCGAGAAGCTGACGCGGAGCATCGGCGAGGCGGCGTCGGGCAACAAGGCGTTGCAAGAGTCGTTCAAGGAATTGAACATCTCCTTCCTTGACGCCCAAGGCAATATCCGGCCGACGAGCGAAGTCATGAGCGAGTTCGCTAACGCCATGGCGGGCATCCCCGACATTGCCGAGCGGACGCGATACGAAACCGATCTCCTGGGGCGCGGCGCTCAGACGCTCGACCCGCTCTTCCGCCAGGGCGCGGCGGCGCTCGACGCCTTCGGCGCGTCGGCCGAAGAAGACGGGCGCGTCATGCGCGAAGACACCGTCGCGGCGTTCAAGGAGCTATACGACGCCGAAGACCGCTTTCAGACGCATATCGTCGCCATGGCGGCGAATATTATCAGCGTGGTCGTCCCGGCCTTGACGACGCTCGTCGGCGCGATTGACGCCGTCGTAAGCGCCTACAACCGGATGACGACCGCCGAGAACGAAGGCGCGACGAGCGCCGCGCTCGCGACTCTCGGGCAGCAATTGAAGATGTTCGAAGGGCAAGCCGAGCGGATTCGCGATCAGGTCGCGCATGGCTTCCTGAACGCCGACGTCGCCGCCGCGCAATTGCAAGCGCTCGGCGTCCAGATAGACCGCGTCAAGGCGAAGATCGCGAGCTTCGTCATGACGGACCGCGAGACCGGCGACCGGGGCGGCTTTACGACGCCGCATATCGTCGTTCCGGGATCGGCCGACTTCACGGCTATCGACAAGGCGGCGGCGGCCTCCGCCGCGAGCGATGCGGCGAAGGCGCAAGCCGAAGCGCAGAAGCAAGCCGACGCTATCGCGAAGGTCGTCGAGCAACTGCAATTCGAGAACGAGCAAATCGGCCTATCGAGCGAGGCGCAAAAGCTGAATACCTCGCTCCGGCAAGCCGGCGTCGAGATCACGAGCGCCGAAGGGGCGCAGATCGCGGCCGAAGTCCATGTCGGCGCCGAGCGGACCAAGCAACTCGCCGACGAGAACAAGCTTAAGCAGGAAGCCAAGGCGTTGACGGAATCGCTCCTGACGCCGCAGGAGAAATTTAACGCCGATCTCGACGAGCTTAACAAGCTCATGGACAGGCATCTAATCAGCCAGGAGACCTATAACCGGTCCCTCGCCAATATGGCGGCGTCGCTGCAAAACGCCGATCCGGCGGTCAAGGAAGCAATCGAGACGCAAAAGGAGTTGGCGAGCGCCGTCGAAGACGCGGCGGGAAGCCTGCTAACCGATCTCGGGCGCGCCTTCACCGATAGCGGCAATGCCGCCGACCGTTGGAAGAACTTCTTGAGCCATGCGATCCAAGACGTCATGAGCGCGTTCGACTCCTTGCTTAAGAAGCTCGTCGGATCGGGCGTCGAGAGCTTGCTCGGCAATCTCGGCGGCGCGACGCTCGGCTCGATCCTCGGCGTCGGCGGCGGCTCGGCGGCTTCCGGCGCCATCGGCGGATCGCTTCCCTTCATGGCGGCTGGCGGGCATATGGGGATCGGCGATTGGGCCATCGTCGGCGAAGCCGGTCCCGAGATCGTCTATGCCGATACGCCGGGCAACGTCTTGAGCGCCGAGCGGACGCGCGGCATCTTCGGCGGCAATGGCAACGGCGGCGGGAATGTCGCCTATATCGACGCGCGCGGCGCCGACGCCGCCGCCGTCGCGCGGCTCGAAGCCGCTCTCTCCGCTATGAATTACTCCTTCGAGCATCGCGCGATCGCTGCCGTCAATAACGAGCGCAAGCGCGGCGGCGCCTTCGCCGCCAGCTTCCGGAGATAGGGACAATGCCGGTCTTTCCGCTCGACCCGCCGACCTCGCCCGCGCCGAAGAGCGTCCGCTTCAACGCGCAGAGCGTCGTCTCCGCGTCCCGCTCGCCTTTCACCGGGCAGCGGCAAGTCTATGTCTTCCCGGCGAACTGGTGGCAGATACAGGTCACGCTCCCGCCCATGAAGCGCCCGGAAGCCGAGCCGTGGATCGCCTTCTTGACGTCGCTGAACGGCATGGAAGGGACGTTCAACATGGGCGACCCGCTCGGCAAGAATCCGCGCGGGCTCGGCGGCGGCGCGCCGCGCATTGCCGGCGCCGGTCAAGCCAGCACCTTCCTGCAACTCGACGGATGGACGCCGAGCCGCAACGTCCTGAAAACCGGCGACTGGCTTCAAATCGAGACGGGTCTCTACAAGGTTTACGCCGAAGGCGCCGGCAACGTGAATTCCGACGCCAGCGGTCATACGAATTGCTGGATATGGCCGCGCCTCAAGCGCCCGCCGCCGGACAATACGCCCGTGCTTTATACGAACACGGTCGGCGTCTTCCGGCTCGATAGCAATTCGAACGGCTGGGATTGGAGCGAGCCGGCGCTCGCGGCGGGTCTCACCTTCACGGCTTCGGAGGCGTTCTAATGGAAATCATCATCCTTCTGATCGTCCTGATCCTTCTCTTCGGCGGCGGCGGCGTCTATTGGGGCGGACCCTATCTTTACAGCGGCGGGACGCTCGGCGTCGTCTTGCTGGTGATTCTCGTCGTCCTGATCGTCCGGCGTCTCTGATATGCCGCGCGCCGCCGACCCCGCCTTGATCTCGGCGCTCTCGCAAGGGCTCGTCCGGCTGATCTTCCTCTTCGAGGGCTTCTTCTCGACCGGCGTCGGCGACGGGGCGCTCCGCTTCTGGTCGGGCGTCGGCGACTTGGTCTATGGCGGCAATACATGGACGGGCGCGGGATCGCTGATCGGCGTCGGGCCGGCGACCGAAGGAACGGAGATGAAGGCGCAAGGGATCACGATCTCGCTCTCGGGCATCCCGTCCGAATTGCTCGCGCTCGTCTTCCAAAATCTGCGCCAGGGGCAACGGGTCAACGTCTATATCGGCGCGACCGGCGACGGCGGCGGGATGCTGGCGCCTCCGGCGATCTATTTCTCCGGCCGCGTCGACGTCCCGGCGATCTCCGATGCCGGCGATACCGCGACGATCTCGCTCGCGGTCGAGAACCGCTTCGTCGACTTCGAGAAGACGCGCTCGCTCTTCTACACGCCGCAGAGTCAGGCGATCTATTACCCGGCCGACCGTGGCTTCGATCAAGTGACGGCGTTGCAGGATCAGAAAATATTTTGGGGCATCTCGGAATGATCGTCCGCAAGCAATCCTGGGAAATCGACATGGGGGCGGCTATCGAGGCGGCGGCGGCGCAACCCTTCGCATGGGGGACGAACGATTGTTCGCTCTTCGCTTGCGACGTCGTTCTCGCCATGACGGGGACCGATCTCGGCGCCGACTTCCGGGGCAAATACGATAGCCGCGAGAGCGCCGCCGAGATCATCGCCTTCGCGACGGACGGCGGCGATCTCGAAGCGCTCGTCGAACAAATCTGTCGCGAAAACCAGATTGCGGAAGTCGACGTCGCATTCGCATGGCGCGGCGATATCGCGCTTCACGATACGAGCGAGGGGCCATGTCTCGGGATCATCGATCTCGAAGGCGGGCGCTACCTGACGGAGACGCATGGTCTCCGGATCGTCCCGCGCGACTTGATCCGCCGGACGTGGAGAGTCTGAAATGCCGCCGGTCGGGGCCGCCATCGCCGCCATCACGCTAACGCAAGTCTTGACCGCCGTCGCGACGACGGTCGTCTCCTTCGCCGCGAGCTTCGTCATATCGGCCGTCTCGCAATCCTTGAGCGGCGGCGCCGACGCGGCGTCGACGTCGACGGATTCCCATACCATCACGCTCAAGCAACCGCTCGCGCCGTGGCAGGCGATCTATGGGCGGACGCGCGTCGGCGGGACCTTCGTCTATATCCATACGAGCGGACCGGTCAGCGGCGGCGATCAGACATACGCGAACGCGCAAATGACCGGCGCTATCGTGCTTGCCTGCCATCAATGCGACGCCATCGAAGCTATCTATTTCGGCGACGAAGAGATTCCGATCACGGCGCAAGGCAAGGCGCTCGGGCGCTTCGCCATGTACGTCAACGTGATCAAGCATCTCGGGACGCCGACGCAAGCGGCGGACCAAATGCTGATCGATGCCGGCGAGGGGACATGGACGGCGCAGCATACGCTCTCGGGCCGATGCTACATCGCCTTCCGGCTCTTCTATCAGAAAGACCTTTTCCCTTCGATGCCGCAGATTTCCGCGCTCGTCCGGGGCAAGCTCCTGCTCGACCCGCGAAGCGGATTGACGAAATGGTCCGACAACGCCGCGCTTTGCATCTTCGACTATATGCGCGGGACCGATGGTTGGCAGATGGGAATCGTCCCGGCGGAAATCTCGACGCCGGGCATCATCGCGGCGGCGAACGTCTCCGACGAGATCGTTCAGACGGCGCCGTTGACCGGCAATATCACCTTGCTGAAAAGGAGCGTCACGTCGACGCCGGACAAAGCCTTTCAGCCGAAGCCGGGCGCGCCGATCAAGCATGTAAACCATGCTCACCAGACGCAAGACGACGATTTGAAGCTCGACTCCGGTCAGAGAGTCCGCTTCCGGGGCGGCGGACTGCCGACCGGGATCGTCCAGAATCAGGATTATTGGGTTATTCGCGATCCCGATGATTCGAAGAGCGTCGATCAACTGAACGTCGTCTTGCGGCCGATTTTTCAGGTCGCGAACTCGGCTGCCAATGCGGCGGCGAAAGTCCCGGTCCCGATCACGACGCCCGGAAGCGGCGACGTCTATCGCTACGACGAATTTTGGATGACCGATCTCAATCTCGCGGCGCTTCGGACCGGCGATCAAATCCAGATCGCCAGCACGACGAACGATCCGCCGGCTCCCTTCGTCCAGGGGACGCAATACTATTGGATCAGCAACGGGACCGATCAGGTCAAGAGCTTCGCGCAGGGGGATTCGATCTCCTACGGTCACGGCAACCTTGCAAGCTCCCTCGCCAACGCCATGGCGGGTATCGCGATCCAAATCACCGGACCGGGGACGGGACAGGCGTATCTTACCCGCCAGTATGAGCGGCGCTTCTCCTGCAACGGCGTCGTCGACACCTCGCAAAAGCCGGTCGACATTCTAGGCCAGCTTCTCTCTTCCTGCGGCGGGCGCGTCGTCAATACCGGCGGCGTCTGGAATCTTTTCCCGGCCGTCTGGCGCGCGGCGACCGACACGATTGACGAATCCGACCTTCGCGGGACGGTCAATGTGACGACGCTCGTCTCGCGGCGCGATCTCTTCAATGCGGTATCGGGAACCTACACGTCGCCGGCAAAGCAGTATCAGCCGACGAACTTCCCGCCCTATCCCGATCAGAGCCGACCCGATCTCGACGTCTATCTCGCCGAAGACGGCGGCGAGCGCATATGGTCGAGCAACATCGCCTTGCCGTTTACGAACTCGCCGTCGGCGGCGCAACGGCTGGCGAAGATTCTCTTGATGCAGGTCCGCCAGCAAATCTCTTGCGTCTTGCCGTGCAAGCTGACGGTCTTCGGGATCACCGTTCCCGATAACATCAACGTCAACAATGCGCGGCTCGGCTGGATCAACAAGCCGTTCGAAGTCGTCAATTGGACCTTTCGGATCGACAACGACGACGGCGTTCCGCTTCCGGGGATCGATCTCAATCTCCGCGAGACCGGATCGGACGTCTTCTCCTGGGATAGCGGTCGCGAGCTTCCCGATCCCGCGACCGACGCATCGCGGCTTCCGTCGCCGACGCGCGTCCCGCAGGTCCATACCGTCTCGGCGACGGAGGAAATCTATGTCACGCAAAGCGGCGCGGGCGCGAAGTCGCGGCTTCACGTCCAATGGGTTCCGGCCGAAGACGGCTTCACGGGACGCTATCAGGTCGCCTACTGGTCGAGCGTCGATCAGATTTGGCGCTATCCCGCCGCCTTCCCTTCGGAGATGGGGACGGAGAGCTTCCTCTATGATCTCCCGCCCGCGACTTACATCGTATCCGTCCGCGCGATCAACCTCTTGAACGTCGCCGGCCTATGGTCGGACTACTTCAACGTCGTTACCCATGGCTTGACCGCGCTCCCGCATGATTTGACGAACTTCCGCGTTTCCGCCTTGAACGGACACGCGCATCTGACGTGGGATAAGTCGCCGGATATCGACGTGATCAACGGCGGGCATATTTGGATCAGATGGACGAGCGCGCTCGTCAATCCGCAATGGGCGCAAGGCTCGATGGATTTGCTTCTCGCCGGGCAGGCGACCGAAGCGACGATCTTCCTGAAAGCCGGAACCTATATGGCGAAGACGCAAGACAGTTCGGGCAACCCGAGCGCGAGCTTCGTCTCTTGGCCGTTGCAAAACGTCGATATGCCCGGCTGGCAAACCGTGATCCATACGAACGAAGCGCCGACCTTCCCCGGCGTGAAAACGAACCTGATCGTCTCAAGCTCGACCTTGAAGCTGGCGACGACCGGTCCGGGCGCCAATGTCGACGATTGGGTTAACGTCGACGCCGTCGCCGATTGGGACGGCGAGGGCGCGACGGCGCCTTCGGGAATGTACGAATTCAATACCGTGATCGATCTCGGCGCGGTCTTCGGCTTCCGCATGGAATTGTTCTTCGATCCGGACGAAGTCGGCGGCGGCGATGCCGACGCGGTCGTCTTCCCCGAGATCAATACGACGAACGATAACCCGGCCTCGCCGACCGCCGTTTGGACGGGCTGGCAATTCTATGTGATCGGCGACTATGTCGCGCGCGGGATCAAGCGCCGGCTCCGCTTCGAGAGCTACAATCCCGCGTCGAACGTCTTTATCACCGTTCTGAACGACGATCTCCGCATGTTCCAGCGGCAATTCGCCGCCGCCGCCTTGGCCGTGGCGGCGGGGACCGGGACGCGATGGAACTTCGTTCCGCCGTTCTACAGTCAACCCTTCGTCGCCGGTAGCGTTCTCTCGCCGAGCGCGGGCGATATCGTCTCGCTGACATGGGACGCGAATGCGCGATCCTATGTCCAGGTCAAGGTAATGAATGCCGGCGTCGCGGTGGCGCGGTCGGTCGACCTTCTCGCCTATGGTCCGGGCTCGCAAGTCGTATAGGGGTTAGCAAATGTCGAACCATGATCTAACGATTGCCAACGGTCCCGGAATCAACGTCCGACAGGATATCGAGGCGGCGCTTCAAGCGCTCGGGTCGAACTTCTTCGGACCGGCGGTCCCGCTGATCGCTTATCCGTGCCAGATATGGGCCGATAGTTCGGCGGGCTTGCTCCGGATTCGGAATACGCCGAATACCGCTTGGATCACGCTCGGGCCGCTCGACACCGCGAGCTTCGGAATGCTCCCGCTTACGGGCGGGACGATCACCGGCAATCTGACGGTCAACGGGACGACGAACGTCGCCACGCTCAATTCCGCCGGGCATGGCGTGACGGGCGCCTTGAACGTCTCCGGCGGCGCGAACTTCGGTAGCGCCGTGACGGCTGGCGGCAATCTCAACGTCAGCGTGGCCTCGGGGCAGAACGCGCTTTACTTCTCGACCGTCGCGGGCGTGCGCCAATGGTACTCCGGCTGCATCTCGACGGGCGTCTATTTCATCAACGATCAGACGGCCGGAGCGAACCGGCTAACCATCGACACCGCCGGGCTCGTTACGATTGCCCAAGGCTTGACGGTCAACGGCAATCTGTCGGCGCAGGGCATTCGCTTCGATGTCGGCGGATCGACCTTCTTGACGACGGTTTGCACCTTGACGGCACCGGCCGGACAGCAAGCCTATTATCATTCGGTTGTGGCCGGAGCGCGCGACTGGATTTTCGGTACTCAATCCGATGGGACATTCCTCGTCTACGATGCGTCCGCTGGCGCGCCGCGCCTGACGATCAGCAATGCCGGGCTGGTGAACATAAATCAAAGCGCCACCGTCGGCGGGAACTTCGGCGTGGGCGGCGGCATAACTGCGGGGACCAATGTCACGGCGCCGGGCTTCGTCCAGGGCGCCACCTTGTTGTGCGACGCGGGCGTCGTTTCCCGGAGCCTCAGCTACCGGACCAATGGCTCTATAAGATGGTCTTGGCAATGCGACGCGACCGCCGAGACCGGCGGCGGCGCCGGATCGAATTTCGGCGTCAATTCCTGGGGCGATGCCGGGCAAAATCTCGGCTCCTGCTTTTCGATTGTCCGCTCGACCCGCGTCGTCACCTTCGCCGTCGCCATCGTCAATCCGTCCGACCGCCGCTTGAAGTCCGACGTCGAGCCGGTCGGCAACGCGCTCGATCTCGTCGAAGCATTGGAAGGCGTCTATTATCGCAAGATCGCCGATCCGGAGCGGCGGCAAGTCGGGCTGATCGCGCAGGACGTCCGGGCGATCTTCCCCGAAGTCGTCTTCGAGACCGCCGAGACGAGCGACGACGGCGACGCAATTCTCGGGATCGAATACGGCAAGCTCGTCCCCTTGCTCGTCAATGCGGTCAAGGAACTGAACGCGAGAATCGCAACCCTGGAAGGAGCGGCGCGATGATGAATGGCAACGGTCAACAGCAACCGGCGGCGCCGACGACCGCTTTCGACGGGCGGACCGAAGTCGCCGTTACGCTCAATGTGAACACCTGGAACGTCGTTCTTTCCGTGATCTCGAAGGCGCCATGGGAAGTTGCCGATCCGCTGATTCAGGAGATCAGGCGCCAGATTGCGACGTCGCTAGAGCCGCAAGCCGGCGCGGCGCCGCTGGCGCGTCCCGCCGCATGACATGAGCGAACCCGCGTCCGCGCCCGGCCGCGTCGACATGATCGGGCGAATCCTGCAATACATGGATTCCCCCTGGAAGGTCGGCGCGATTGCCGTTCTCGGGCTTCTTGCCGGTCTCGGCTATCTCATATGGGATCAACGCGAGCGCGTCGCCGAGCGCTTCCTGACGGCGCAGCATACGCCGCCGCATCTCAAGAGCCGCGAGACCATCGGCGCGACGCTCGCCGACGTCGTTCAAACCGATGGGACGGCGCTTGCCATGGTTTGGTCGGTCGATATCCGGGCGAACGCGATCCGCTTCGTCGCCGCCGCCGCCCATGATCGCAAGCCATGGAAGCCGAGCGATCACGATATCCCCGAGCGGCTCCCGGCCGTGACCGATACGACGAGCGCCGCCTCGCTCGTCACGCTCTTGCACGGCGAGGCGCAATGCATGGATACCTTCCGGACGGTCGGCCTTCTGTCGACGAACCTTCTCGCGGACGGGCTGACGCGGCTTTGTCTCGTTCCGGTCCCGCCGGCCTATGGTAAGGTTCTCGGCGTCCTGATCATGGCATGGCGCGCGCCGGAGAAGCCGACGACGGAGAACGCCGCCGTTGCCGAAGCGAGCGAAGCGGCGATCCATATGGTAGCGCGATGAACCTCAGTCCGCATTTTACGCTGGAAGAACTCACCTTCTCGCAAACCGCGTCGCGGCTCGGGATCGACAATACGCCGACGCCCGACGCGCTTGCCAATTTGCACGATCTCGCCGGAGCGCTCGAAGAACTCCGATCTCTCTTCGGCCGCGCGATCATCATTTCGAGCGGCTATCGGAGCGAGGCGCTCAATCGAGCGGTCGGCGGATCGGCGAATTCGGCGCATCGGCTCGGCATGGCGGCTGACTTCACGTCGCCGCCGGCTTCCCCGCTCGACCTTTGCCGGATGATCAAGGCGTCCGATATCGCCTTCGATCAACTGATCTTCGAATTCGATTGGGTACACTTCGCCATAGGTCCGCAATTTCGCCAGCAAATTCTAACGGTCAACGGAAGCGGCTATCTCGAAGGGCTCCCGGCGTAATCACGCCTCAAACGTGAAGGGAAAAAGTAACATGGCCGACGAGACCGCGCCGAACGTCGATATCTCGAAGCTGACGGCGCCGGCACAAGAAGCAATGGCAAGGCTTGCGGTCGAAGCCGAGCGGATCGAAGCTCTTATGGGAGATATGCCGCCCCGCGAGCGCGCCTATTATCTGTCGAATATGGCGACGCAACAGACCTTCGCGACGATGAACGATACGACGCTCGCCCGCGACTTCGGCCGCATGATCGAGAGCGCGGCGGTCGCGATGCTGACGGCGGCGCTCGTCCTGTAAGGAGATGCATCGTCCGACCCGGCACGATCATGATCGAGTATCTAAAGCGCGGCTGGCTATCGCCCGGATGCGCCGCCGCCGGTCTCCGATTTGCTTCCGATATCGTGACCGTCGAAGAGGTTCCGGACGAGCGCGCCATTGATCCCGCTTGCCGGATCGCCGCCCGCGCCCGCCTCGCCGAAGTCCGGCGCGCCGCCACGGTCGAGCAAGTCGAGCTTCTCGAAGCCGTCGCCCGCGACGATCACGCGCCCGGCCTATGGGCGCGCGTCAACGGGCATCCGCAAACGGACGGCTTGCCCGCCTTGCGCGCCGCGCTTCGAGCGATCCGGCTTATCTATGTCAAAGACGGGACCGAATGATGGGGATGCGTCCGCCCGTCCATCGCGCCGCACACCAGCACGGGAAGGCGCATCGCCTGGCGCTATGGAAGCGCTTCGCGACCGCTCGCGACAAGCGACGGGGGAAGACCAAGGCGCGCGGCTATGGCAAAGACTGGCAGGAGCTTCGGGCGTGGCATCTGGCGAAAGAGCCGAACTGTCGGACATGCGCGCTCGACGGACGCATTCGACAGGCGAAGATGGTCGACCATATCGAGAGCATCGCCGAGCATCCCGAGCTACGGCTCGACCCGGCGAACCTTCAATCCCTTTGCTGGCCTTGCCACAATGCCAAGACGAACCGCGTCGACGGCGGCTTCGGTCGACCGCGATCATAATCGGAACGAATCGCACGGCGGCGGGATCAAACGGGGGGGGACTCGATTTTTTCGCGAAAAGGGCTCATGACCGCGCTTCCCCCCGCAATTTTCAAAAAACCGAGTTTTGGTCGCCGGGGGTTTTCGCGTGAAACGGGGCGCCAGTCGAGCCAGGACGAGCCAGGACGCGCGAGACGCCCGCGCCGGGGGAAATGCCCGGCGGGCGCGAGACGCCGCTCCTGCATCGCCGTGGCTCGATTGCGGGGGGATCGAGCGCCGATCAGCCGGGGCTGATCACGATCAGCCGGGGCCGACCGCCGATCAGAGG